TAGAAACAGAAAAACTGGCATGTATAGAAATTTTGTATCAGAAACTATAGCTGCATTTCATAATGCAGGAATGGAATTATATAATGAAATAATTTTATTAACAACATTAGGTTCTTTACCAATTAGAATGGGGAGAGGTTTTTCAATAAGTAGAAAAGTAGGTAAAACACATCAAAATGTATTAGTTTTTTATAAAGGAGACCAGAAGAAAATAAGAGATTTATATGGTGATATAGATATTCTAGAAATATCCAGTGAAGATCTGGACATTTAATAGTACTTACCTTAACATATCAAGCACAAGGAGATGATGATATGTTAGAAATAATAAAACAAAGAGCATTTGAAGCTAGATGTGCATACAAAAAAGGTTTGATTACAAGAGCAGAAGCAAAAACAGATATTGAACCATATATAAAATTATTTAATAATAGGAGCATGGAAATTGCTAAGAAATACAATATGAAACCAAAAAAAATAACATTTGCAGGTTTTATTAGATAGGTAGGTTTAGAAACCTACCTTTTTTATTTGGAGGGAGAGTGATGGGAAATGAAAATTTAAGACCATGGGAAAGACAAGATGGTGAAACTGAAAAGGCTTTTTCTGCATTTAAAGCCTATTTAGAAATGGAAGATAGAAATGTAACTTCGCTTGCTAAAAGGTTGTCAAAAAGTAGACAATTACTTGTCAATTGGAAGCAAAAATATAATTGGCAAGAACGTTGTATAGCATGGGATAAATCACTCCAGGAGATAGAATATAAAACCGCTGTAAAAGAACGTAAGAAGATGGCTAAACGTCATATTGCTATTGCAATGTCTATGCAAGCAAAGGCAGTAGAAGCATTAAAGAAAATAGATGTATCTAAACTAAATGCAAATGAAATTATTCGTCTATTTGATACTGCGGTTAAAATAGAACGTTTAAGCCGTGGAGAAGCTACATTTATAAATTCAAATCAAGATAATAAAGTTGATGAAGAAACTAATCCTATAAATACCATTCAAATATATATACCAGATAATGGCAGGGACTAAAAATGATTATAAAACCACAAAAAGGGAAACAAGAACAATTTTTATCTAGCAAAGCAGATATAGTTTTTTATGGTGGAGCTGCTGGTGGTGGTAAAACTTATGCTGCATTAATAGAGCCATTAAGACACATAAATAATAAGAATTTTTCTTGTATCATATTTAGACGAACATCTCCTCAAATTACCACTCCTGGTGGTCTATGGGATACAGCTCTTGAGATGTATACAGCATTAGGAGCAAAAGATATACGAAGTCCTAATAGATATTTTAGATTTCCTAGCGGTGCTAAAATTGTAATGAACCATCTTCAGTACGACAAAACTGTTTATGATTATCAAGGGGCACAAATTCCTTTGATTGAATTTGAAGAACTTACACATTTTAGCTGGAAACAATTTACTTATATGCTTACTCGTAATCGTTCAGCTATTGCGGGAATAAAACCATATATAAGGGCTACTTGTAATCCTGACCCTGATAGTTGGGTAGCAGATTTTATTAAATGGTATATAGACCAAGATACAGGATATGCTATTCAATCTCGTGGTGGTAAAATTCGTTGGTTCATTATTTTAAATGATGAGCCAATTTGGGCGGATAATCCTGATGAACTTTTTAATAAATACGGTATTGAGCCGAAGTCTTTTACTTTTATTCCGTCCAGTATTTATGATAATGAAATATTATTAGAGAATAACCGTGAATATCTAGCAAATTTAAAAGCACAAGACGAAGTTACAAAAGAACAATTATTAAATGGTAACTGGAAAATAAGACCAGCAAGTGGATTATACTTCAAGGCAAATCAAGCACCTATTGTTAATGTTGTACCAGATAAAATAATTAGTATATGTAGAGCATGGGATTTAGCAGCAACAGAAGTAACACCGCAAAATAAAAATCCTGATAAAACAGCAGGTGTATTAATGGCACGACTTAGAAATGGACAATTTATTGTATTAGATGTTTTTACTGGTTGTTTAAATGCAAGTGGTGTTAGGCAAGCAGTTAGAAATATAGCAATGCAGGATAGAGTAAATTATAAGTGCAACACTATTCATATTCCACAAGACCCTGGTCAAGCAGGAAAAGAACAAGCTCAATCTTATGCAAGTTTTTTAGCAGGCTTCAATGTACAGACGGAACGAATAAATGGTAGCAAGATTAATAGAGCAGAACCATTTGCAGCACAATGGCAACAAGGAAATGTATTAATTCTTCGTGGAGATTGGAATAAGATTTATACAAACGAATTATCAAGTTTTCCTGATGGTTTGCATGATGATTTAGTAGATGCCAGCGCAGACGCATTTAATTCTTTGACTAAAATCAGAAACTTTGAAGCACTTTTATAAGGTGGTGATAATTTGAACAGAACAGACGGTCTGCTTAACGTGGTAAATGGTTTAAATACTCTTCGGTATGACCCTAGTAGACATACTGGCATAGTAAGAACGCAATTTATAACGCCCCGAATGTCGGAAAATCTCTATATAGAAAATGGCATATTCCGAAAAATTGTAACCGTTCCTTGCGATGAAGCATTAAGGAACGGATTTTTTATAAAAGAAGCTAATGAAAAATCTAATGATGAATTGCAAAGCGTGCTGGAGGATTTGGAATATGAAACAAAATTTGCAACAGCTTTGTATTGGGATAGAGTTTATGGTGGTTCTGTATTGTTTCCTGTATTTCAAGACGGAACTGAGGATTTAACTGAGAGACTAAATGAAAACAGTATACAATCCATTGATGAAATCAGAGTTTATTCTGCAAAAGAAGTATTACCAATGACGTGGAATAATAATATAAATGATATCCGCTATAGAAAACCAGAAACATACATTATAAACGATGAAACCAATGGAGCATGTTTTGAAATCCATGCAAGCAGGCTAATTATTTTTGACGGTCTGACCGTTCCGAATATTGTAAGAAATGAGCGAGATGGTTGGGGAGGTATGATACTTGAACAGTTATTTAATGACCTTGTTCTTAAATATGATATTGGTAATAAATACGCTATAGATATTATGGAACGTATGGCACAAGGTGTAATTTCTATAGATGGATTAGAAAGCAAATTGTCAATTGACGGTGGCGAAGAACAGGTCAGAAAATATTTACAAATGATAGATATGGTAAGAAATATACTTAATACTTTAGCTATAGATAGTCGCGATAGTTTTGATATTAAAAGTGTTTCATTAAATGGTGTAAGTGATATCTTGGATAAAGTACAGACAATGCTTTCAGCTGTATCTGAAATACCTGTTACTATATTATTTGGACGTTCACCCGGTGGAGAAAATGCAACGGGTGAAGCCGATTTTCAGCAATATTATGCAATGGTGCAGCGACTTCAACGCCGAAAATTAAAATCTAAACTGAGCCGATTTATTTATCTGTTATCTAAATGCCATAATATAGCTCTGCCGGAAAGCTGG